TCTCATCCTGCGTACAATACTTTTTAAAGTATTGATATTTAAACAGTTATTCATATAGAAATTCAAAAGTACACAGCTAAAGTACACAAAAAAAGGATTGCTATATGAATAATTTTACATTTAGTACACCGAGAATCTGCGACTGCGGAGGCGATTTAAGCAAGCAATGGTATATCTATTTCCGTGCTAAGGATGAGAGTACGGGAGACACCAAACAATTCCGCTATAAGCTAGGGATAAATAGGTTCAAGAAGAAACGTGAGCGGCAAGAGGCGGCCAAAGCAGCTTTGGCTACGGTTATATCCATGCTGGAGGATGAGGGTTGGAACCCTTTTGAGCAGAAATGCGAGACCGAGCGAAGGAATCTATTGGTCTCCTTGGAGGATATGCTAAATATAAAATCCTGCTCATTAAGGAAGAGAAGTGTCGAGATATACAGGAATGCCTTGAAATTTTTCGGTATATGGTGCAAGGATATGGGGTATGATACATTTGAACCTTCTGGATTCACGAAAATACACGCCCTAGAATATGTGGATTATCTCAAGATGAAGCGTAATTTCTCCGGGAAGACTTGTAATAATACGGTCAGCTACTTGAAAACGCTTTTCTTCATGTTGGTAGAGAGAGAGCAGATCGCCACAAACCCGTTCTGTGCCGTAAAGAAATCAAAGGAGGAAAAAGGCAAGAACGTCGCCTTTACCTCTCGTGAGGCAGAGCTGGTCATGGCATATATGCGTGCCCATGACATAAGGCTTTATTATGCCACTCAATTCGTTCGGTACGCTTTTATCCGGAGAACTGAGCTCATGTATCTTAAGGTAGGATGCGTGGATTTGCGGAACCATACGATTACCATACCATCCCACGTCTCTAAAACCGGTACCCAAGATTCCATTACCATACCAAGATCGCTTGAGAGTATTATAATGGAGATGGGCTTAGATAAGGCCAATCCTGATTTTTATATTTTTGGAAAAGATATGGAGACGTGCGCTAAAAGAATATCCCGGGTAGCTTATTTCTCTGATAGGCATAGGGATGTCATTTCTGCGTTAAACCTACGAAAAGAGTTGATCTTCTATGGATGGAAGCATACAGGCTGCGTTGAGCTGTATAATATAGTAAGAGATCCATATGTGGTATGCCGTCAATGTAGACATTCGGATATAAAAATGACTATGCGTTATCTTCGTAGTCTTGGCTTAGGTATTAATGAGGCAGTCCGAGAATGGTAGCAATTACGTAAAATTCGATAAAGTTCCCAAATAGACCAATAAAACACGCCCGTGTCAGAAAAAACACGGGCGTTATACTTTGGCGATGCGAAAAATAGAACTATTACTTGTTGTCATGTTGAATTCTCCTGAACTCCTCGCTCTTGGCGAAGCTACTGACTTGATCCCCCTTGCACATATCGTAGGTGATAAAGGTCTTCAGCAGAAAAACATCCGGCCCTACGGCTTTGAATCCCATCGCAATTCCCTCTTTACAGGTGGCTAATACATTCTCCCGGTACCCTCCGTCCACCTCTTCGTGCGAAAATGTGAATGAATAACTATTGTTTATCTCGAAGTACCGCTTAATCAACTCTTTGCCTGTAAGGTTAATTCCCATCCGATCGGCGAACCGGCTGAAGAAGTGAGGAGGAAACGCGAGAAGAACCATCTTGCCATTGACAAAGACAGGCATATAGGCATACTTGCCATGATTGGTATCATGGTAGCACACAAAAGAGATCCGGCAATTGTCGCCTATATCCTTTTTATTGTGGGCCTCCCATAATATCAGCCACTTGTTTTTACGCTTAGTGGTAACAAATGAGTGGATGCGCACAGGAAAGATGCCGGATTTATTGATTATCCGGCTCACCTTAGCGTCCTTGGTATCGGATATGGAGAATATATTGAGATAATCAGCCTTGATTTCCTCCAACAATTCGGAGGTTGTCATGCTTGTCGTAATCATATTATTTCTATTTTCACTTCGAGCGCATCACATATCTTCGCAAGGATATCTATCCCAACGGAGAATTTACCGTTCTCAACGTTGGAGATAGTTGCGGCTCGAAGGTTGGCAAGTTCGGCCAGTTGTCGCACCGTGTAGCATCTTTCCTTACGTATTTCGGCTATTCGTTTCCCTATTCGTTCACGTTCATTCATTCAATCCCTCCTCTCTTACTATGTTTTCATCTTCCCACTCAGCCCAATCGCAATACCATTGAGCCGCAGGTTTTATGATTTCCTTTTTTATCATTTCGGAATCATATTTGACATCAAGCGTGGCGCAATAATGTAACGCCGCAATCATTGGCTCTTTAATGCCAAATCTATTGGTATAGCTAAACTTTAATGTCGGAACATCCGGATTTAAGGCTACATCCTTCCTGCCAAATATTTCGATGATACTGGCAGAACGTATGTGCATTATGACATTTCTCCCATATAGGGGATCCCCGCCTTTTTCGTGACCGGAACCTTCGATGAAGGCGAACTCGGGCAATGTTAAATTCATGATATATGTCTTTGTTATCTTTTATCTCCATTAGGCTATATCTTCTATCGCATAGTCGCCAGACGCAAAGGGGGCGAAATCTTCAACAATGGTAGCAATGCGCATTGCGTCCTCGTCAGATATTACGATTTCCATATTTTCATTACAAATCATTTCTATCCCATTATTTTCTAGAATCTCTAATAACTCGCTATTTTCGCAATATAATGTTTTCATGTTTATTGTATTTATTTGATTATTAATTAATATAGATATATTTATTTTTCAATCACTTCAAGATCATTTAAAATCTTGATAGCTTTTTCTTTCCCCAAGCTTGCACATTTCACAAGGGCCTCATAAGCGGACAGCCTATGACCTCCATTAATGCCGGCATAACGAAGAATTGAAATAAAACGAATGTGAGAGATTGACTGTCCTTTATAAATGTAAGTTGTCATGATATTATCGCTGAATTGTTACTGTTGCCACCAGCTCTATTGTTATGATGCAAAGATAAGCATAATATTGTTTGTTACCAAATAGCGTAACGGAAATATTTATAGAATTAACAACAATTAATATTCCAGCCCTGTGTTATCCTTCCATCCTTTTTTGTTTGATTATATCATTATGTTTCCTTGTTTTATACGGGCGATGTGGTCTTGGTATACGGCGTGTTTTCTTCCTCTTTTTCCTCCAGTACCTTTTTAAGCTGATATAGACTCAAAATATCATACTCAAATGTCGGATTGTTCCAGTTCCGACGTACGGAGTTTGTCTGTACGGCAATGAATTTATGGAGGTCAAATATGTATTGACACGGGCTTAGCCTTATTTCTTTAAATGTGATTTGATAGTTATCAAACCACTCCAAAAGTTGTTTTAGTTCCTCGTTCATGGTATATAATAAAATTTGTTCCCGCGAATATACCAATAATGCCTATATGACCGGACCTAACTATATACGAATGATTCGTAGACGATAGAAAACAGTATAGAATAGTTGATTTTTTGGTGTCCGATGGGAGATAATGATCAAAGTAACAAACACGAGTCACTTTATTTATCTCTTTTGCGAGAAAAGACAAGATTATGATCGGATCTATAGTTGGAGCCGCCAGTTCCTTGGCGAGTGGCATTGCCGGGGGAATAAAGGCAAGGAAGGCGGCTAGAAAAGCGAATGCCGTATTGGACCAGAGTGCCAAGGAGAACGAGGATTGGTACAACAGGAGATACAATGAGGATTATACCCAAAGCGCGGAGGCGCAAGCCGCCTTGACCAAGGCAAGGGAATTAGCGGATGAGCAGTATCGTAAGGCCTCCGGTACCGCCGCGGTCGTAGGGGCTACTGATGAGTCCGTAGCTCAGGCCAAGAAAGCGGCGGGCGAGGTGATATCCGATACCGCCAGTGGTATAGCCACTAACGCTACCGCACGGAAGGATGCCGTGGAATCCCAATATCTCAACACCAAGAATAATATCAGTAACCAAAGGCTGTCTATCTATAATCAACAGGCGGCAAACGCCACGCAAGCGGCTAATCAAGGATTACAGGCAGGGATGGGCCTCGTTGGGGCTGATGCGCAAGCCCATCTTGAAAAGGGTAAGGGATTATTCGAGTCTATATTCAAAAAGTAAACAACCATGACATTAGAAGAAAGATATAATAGGAAAAGGACCCCGGTCGTTCAAAGGCCGGAATTGTCCACTACGCCATTGGTTGAGCCGGAGGTTGCCGGAAGCCAGAACCCTGTCGCTCCAACCGTGGATAATACGGATGAGACCGCTCCACAAGCGAGCGTTGCCGAACCTCAAATGAACGATTACCAATGGAACCAAAGGCTTTATGAGACGCTCTTTCAGAAGCCAATGAACCAAGAGGAGGAGGAAAGAAGAAAACGGGCCGCTTCCGTAGCTGCTGGAATCGGGCATCTAGGCAATGTGTTGTCTTCCTTCTCCAATTTGGCATTTGCGGGAGAGGCACCTTCGCAGAAACTACCTACCGTAGCTGATCCTAAACTACAATCTTATTCTGACAGGTTGGAGGCTATCAGGCAAAGATATGGGGCCGGATATCTGGCCGCAAGGCAAAACGATATGAATAATTATCAAAGGGCTTTATCTCTGTATAGACAGGATCAAGCTAGAAAAGCCCAGAATGATTTGGCAAAAGCCAAGATAGCGCAAAGTGCCGCTCAATTCGCAATAAAGAATGACAGGGAGGAGCGGAAGATGAAACAGGATGCCGCATATAAAGAGAGAGAGTTGGGTATAAGGCAATCCAATCTCCGTAGTCTTGAGCAATATCGTACCGCTAAAGCTAATGGATCTGGGGCGGATAAGTCTATTGACATCATCGGCAGAAACGGTAAACGCTTCACTTTGTCCGGTAAGGATAAAGATGGCGTTATCGCTTATATGTATAAGAGGATGTTGGAGTATGCGGAGGAAAATAAAGATAAAAACAAGAGCGTATCGGATGTAACGTGGCAGCTTGGTGAAGGTGGAGACCAAAAGACCAAACAAGCAGCTATTGTCATGAGTAACATCCAGAATTTCCCGGAATTATACGATGAGTTTGATAGGGTGATCGGATCGGGAGGTTCTTCTAGTAAGGGCAAGCATATCCCTTTAAACGATGAAGGAGGAACAGAAAATACAAACGAAAAATACAGCTGGATTCATGGATTCTAATGTAAAACATTTATATGATGCTATGATTAGCCAAGGATATACGGGACTTGGCGATTTCTCTAATTTTGAGGGTAAGATGAAAGACTCTGGAAAGAGGAGAATGGTTTATGATTATTTGATACAAGATGATTATTTCTCCGAGATAGGCGATTTCTCCAAATTCGAGAGTGCCCTAGGCTATTCGCCCGCAGAGAGGAAAGATTACGTTTCTCAATCAAGCGTTAATCCTGCACCTATCGCTTTAAGACAAGAGGTTGACGTGCCTATGAAGGATCAATCGGAATACGTTAATCCGTGGACGAACTCACCTGATTACAATTTTGAGTCCTTGCGTAAAAAAGGAAAGATTGAGACCGCGACTCCTCCACCTCCTACGGAGTATGAGAAGGATTCTTCTTTAATGAATACTTGGGCTGGAGACGCCATACAGAAACTTAACGCAGGAGGTGCCGATCTTGGTGCCGGTATCTTTGGGGTCTTGGATAAGGCGGCTAAAGGGTTGGAATCCGCAACGGGAGGACTGATCCCACGTGGCGGGGCATTCAAGGATATCTCAGATAGATTCAAAGCTGATGCGGAGTTTTCCCGGGCAAGGTCAAACAGATACAATGGCAAGGATTTCACCGATCTTTGGAAAGAAGGGAATTATATGGGTGCCATAGGTGATATAGCCTTGCAAGGCGTAGAGTCGCTTCCGATGTCAATCGGGGCCATAGCCGCTACAATGGCCGGAGCTCCAGCGGCCGGACTCGCTGGTATAGGGTCAATAGTGGCTAGCCAGAAATATGATGATCTCGATCAGAATAACCCAAACATGGGAGAGTTCGCAAAGGTATCTAACGCTATTCTTACTGGTACGGCAGAATCCTTGTCTGAGATGCTGGGCGCTGGCGTATCCAAGGCTTGGATGTCAACCTTATTCAAGACGCTAGGAAAGGAAAAGGCGCAAGAGGCTATCAAACGTGGCATAATGGGTAAGATGCAAGAGTTCTATAAAAAATTCGGTATGTTTTTCGAGCCTGTAAATGAAGGTATCGAAGAGGTGTCTTCCACGCTAGCGGAGAATATAACGGATAAGATAACTGGTGCGGATCCGGAAAGGGATTTGACCGATGGTGTATTGCAGAGTTTTGTCTATGGTATGGGAGGCGGCGCTTATTTTACTGGAGCCGGAGCGTTGGCTAAAGGTGCGCAATACGTAGCGGATAAAATAGGAGGCAAACAGGCTCAGCAGCCTATCACCGATTCCAATGTAACAGATCAAGGCGTTGAAACTCCTCCTCTATTAACTAAGTCAAGGTTTGCCGAGGCAGAGGAAGAAGGTCGAAATATGACTGATCCGGGCAATATACGAACGGCGAGCAAAAAGATGGAAGAGACAAGGCTTTCCCTATCTGGAATGGTTCCGGGTTTGGCTAGTACGATAGAAAGCTATGTGGATGATGGAGCTAGCGAGGCCCAAGTGATGAGCCTTCTTGATGGAGTTAATGCGGATGCCCGTCCGTTAGCCGAGGATTTCTACGCTGATTATCTCAGGATATCCGGTTTGCAGGATCGTATAGGCGAGGAAATAGACAATGAGGTTGAAACTTACGTTGCCAATAATATTACTCCTTATGTTACCACGAATCCTGATGGTCAGTCTATCGTTACCACGGCTACGCTTAGCGAGGGAAATGAGGTAAGACCTGTGTACGTTAGGAGTATCGAGGGAGATAAGGCCGTTATTTCCGATAACGGACAGGATCGGATGGTCTCGGTGAAAAGGTTGAGCGATATAGTAGAGCAAGATGCCGGTCATATGAGACGGACCTATGAGGATCAATTATTGGCTACCCGCCAGTCCGAGCTTGACATGACCATGCATCATAATCCCAAGACGCAATTACCAAAGCCGGGGTTGATCGTATGGAACGGGGATAATGCGTTTATCCTTCAAGGACAAGATGAGAACGGTGATTGGATCGCTCAACCTGCGGCTTATGATAGAGAAACCGGGCAGGTGACAGCCAAGAATGGCTCTTCTCCAGCAATGCCTATAACAGAGAATGAGATTCTTGATCTTCAAGATGCCATATATGACGCTCAACAAGTTAATGTGGTGTCGCCAGAGGATGATAATGTTGCAAGTGCTGATGCCGAGATAACCTCTGCACCTCCCGTGGAAGATGCGATCAACCAGCCAACGAGTGAGATTGAGACGGAAGGTGCCATTGATCAGATAGCACAACCTAGCAATGTAGAGAATCCTTCCATGGTCATGCGAGAAGATGGTACGCCTGATTTCGTATCGTCAGGTACGGATATGACCTTGGATTTCCTTTATGATAAATATGGCGATAAGATGCCAAGGAAGATCGAGGTGACGAGAAAATCTTTCGATGAAAGCCTTAAAAAAGCGTCCGATGCCTTGGAAAAGGCGCAAGAGGTATACGATGACGCCCCTATCGGAAAAGAGGATAAGGCCGAGGCCGCATTGATAAAAGCCCGACAAGAATATGAGGCGATCAAGGTCGAGGCTGATTTCTGGGCTAATCTTGATGATGATATCAAGGAGGCCAGCAAGAAGCCGGGTGATGTCATAGCGAAGGAGATCTCCGTGATAGGTGATCCTATGAGCGGAGAGGAGCTTGCGGCCATGATGCTGGCTAATGGGGCGATCAAATTGACACGTGACAGTTACAAGAAAGAGACCGGTGCCGGGAATAATGAGACAGCGAAGATGTTCGGACTGTTCGCCTCTCCGGAGAAAGGCGGTGTTAATATAGAGAGGGCGGGTGAGATATTGGAGCTTGCCGATAGGGAGAATGGCACTAACTTCTTCGATGAGAACGATACGAACGCCGGAAGGGACGCTATCATAGAGGTCTTGTCTTCCGCTCATACACGTAGAGACTTGATCGATTATGTCAAGAGGAACCGTGAGGCGATCGCTGAGCGTGAGAGACAGGCCGAGTACAACGCTTACGCTGAGTGGTGCGAGGAGAATTATCATATGTCCCCGGAAGAATACGAGGCGTATGAGGAAAGCATGGTACGTGATTTCTCGGAGAAACAATTGACTGATGAGGAGCGAGGCGAGCTTGATTCGCAAATCGTGGATGAAATACAGGCCATAATTGACGAACAAAATGAAATAGACGCTATCTTAGCGCAAAATAAACCGATAGAAAATGAAAACATTGAAGGAAATGACGAAAGCGGAGGCGATGGCTTACGCGAGGGAGGCGGCGAGGTACTGCCAAGAGAACAACTTGATCAGACCGGGGGAACTGGAGAGGTTGAGGGAAGAGAATCGGCTGGCCCCGACATTGATCGCACGGATGGAGCTACACAAGAAGGCTCATCAAGGGGACTAGTTTCTTTTGTCGCTCCTTCTCCAAAGGAGAATGAGACCCCATTGGACTATGCCGAGCGCATAGTTGAGGCTAAGAGATTGCACGAAGAGGAGCTAAAGGTTGATACCAATCCAACAGAGGCGCAGAAAGAGGCCGGCAATTACAAGAAAGGCCATATAAAGATAAACGGTTTCGATGTCACCATAGAGCAGCCCTCCGGTTCCGTCCGTTCCGGTAAGGACGCTAGCGGAAAGGAGTGGTCGCAGGTCATGAATAACACTTACGGTTACATTCGAGGTACTGAAAGTGTGGATGGTGATCATATAGACGTATTCCTAGGTCCGGATATGAATAGTGACATGGTGTATGTCGTGGATCAGGTGAATACTGATGGCTCATTCGATGAGCATAAGGTTATGATGGGATTCTCTTCCTTGGAAGACGCTAGGTCCGCTTACTTGTCAAACTATGAGGACGGTTGGCAAGGGCTAGGCAATATTACCGGGGTCACGTTGGATGAGTTCAAGAAATGGATTGATTCCTCGACTCGCAAAACAAAGTCGTTCTCTGAATATAAAGGAATTAAACGGGAGGAAGATATTGCCCCCCGAAAAGTAAAGAAATTGTCTTTGGTTGATAAAGACGATTATATAACCTCTGCAGAGCGGAAGCATATAAAAGCGTTTCTGGAGAGTGGATTGAAAGAGGCAAGGGTAAACAACTCTATCTATGAGATTTCTAATATTGGTGATGATGGTGTTTATGAGATCGTAAGGCGGTTTAACTATACCGATCCATTGACCTTGGTGAAAGACGAGAACGGTAAACTAGTTAATAAGCGAGGGGAGGGTGAGCATGTTATAAGGGTAAAGCCCACTTTTGAGGAGACAAGGCCGGATAGTGGTATTCGTTTCAGGGAGACACGTATTATCCCCGAAGAGGAAAATATCATAAAGAAAGCGAAATCCGATGGATCTTATATGAAAGCTCCTAATGGCAACCCTACTAATCTTAACGAAAAGCAATGGGTACAAGTTCGTACGAAAGCGTTTAAGGAATGGTTCGGTGATTGGGAAAATAATCCAGAGGATGCGTCTAAAGTGATCGATGAGAATGGTGAGCCAAGGGTTGTATATCATGGGACATATGCCGATTTTAACGCATTTGACGAATCCCATCTGGGAGATGTCACTAATCTTAATGCTACAAACGAGGATTGGGCAAAAACCTCACATATAGGATTCTGGTTTAATGATAATAAAATAGGTTTCTATACGAAACATAAACCAGTGTTCCTTAACGTTAGGAATCCTTTAGAGTTTGCTTCAATGGAATCGCTCGTTGATGAAATGAGTTATTATGATTCAGGAGAGGATTTCAAGCGATCAAATTCAGATGGGTATGATTCTGTGATAGTCCTTGAGGACGAAGAAATGGGAGGAAGATCCTATTCGGTCTTTAATGATAATCAAATAAAGTCTGCTACCGAAAACAATGGGGGCTTTTCTTCTCATAATGATGACATCCGCTTCCGGGAAGTAAAAGATAAGAATGGCGAAAAGTCCTTGGTTGGGTTACATAATATCAGTGAAGAAAAACTTCGAAAAGCATTGAGACAAGGAGGTTTCGCCAATCCGAGTGCGGCCGTTATAGACATATCCAGACAATCGCATACTGGCTATGGTTCCATATCGCTTGTACTTCCCTCTTCCATGATAGAGAAACGTACTGGAAAAAATGCTGGTACTTGGAGTCAAGACGCATGGACACCCATTTATCCAACTATAGAGAGGCAGTTTTCAGGGAAAGGCAGTGACGCATTTTCAAAAGACTTGCAAAAACTTCCAGAGGAAATGCGGTCGACAACCAAAAGTGGGATGGACAGCTATATGGATGGAAGAGGCGAGGATAGTCTTGCTTATATGTATTTATATGAGCAAGGTAAAGCTCCGGAATTAGCCCGTACAAAGCCTTCATATCCGGAGAAAACAAGAACCGAAGTTGAAGATGCCACAAATGGATCGTTCTCCATGAGTGCTTTGTCTGACAAGCAATTGTCCCGTCTGAAAGATGCCTATATGGAATATAAAGGATTTAGTACGGAAGGTTACAATGAGGCGATAAAACTTCGTAGAGCCAAGCTTGAAGAAGCTATAGGTAAAATGAATCCAAGATCAATCCTCTACGAGAAACGTAAGACGGATCTTGAACGAATCGATAAGTATGGGTTTGATTACTCTGCGGTAGAAAGCTTCATGAAATCAGTACGTGATGACATAAGCAATTCTGACAAGGTTGATGCTCACGGAACAATGCGCGATTCATGGAATTTCATAGAAGAAAATGGAATGCGAGGCGATTTTAACAAGTGGCTCGATAAATTGAATGAAAGGTACGGGATAAAAGAAATTATTTTTAACGGATTTACTCCTTCCGGTATAAGAAAGTACATTCCTAACACCTTGGAGAACGTATCCAAGTTTATGAAGAAGCAAGGAAGAAGCGCATCTGTCGGAATAGGTGCGTCGTTCCAAAATTTCGCTGCGAGTTTGCTGGATGCTAAAGGCTCACTGAAAGATATACGCAAGGATAAAGGGAAGCTGACTACGGATCATGCTGACGTTGACGCTTTCAGGGATAAATGGTCTAAGGTATTTCATGAGTTAGGAGAAAAATTGCAACCGGATGCCAAAGGATATGACGACTACGGTCTATACAGGTTGGCGGAAGCGGCACGAAGCAAAGACCCTCAAAAATATATAAAGGAAGAATATGGGATAGATTTTTCTGATGAGGATGTGAAGACGCTGAATGAGATGGTGGATGCCATAAGGAATGAATATCCGGCAATGTACTTCGAGACTAAGTTTGAACGTCCTGTATATTTGGAGGAATTTGCTGCCGCTGTAGTCCCGGATAACGTAGATGGTGACATTCGTAAGGCGATATACGATGCGGGTTTGAAAATATTCACTTATAAAGCCGATGATGAGATATCGAGAAATGAGGCAGTTAAGCAAGCCTCAGAAATTGATGGCGTTCGTTTTCGTTCTATAGGTGAGAAAGGCGCTGCTAATTTAAATAAGGCTGAAACTATTGAATTCTCAATCAACGATTGGTCTGCTAAGCTTAATACCCCTGTCAGGGTAATCCATGACGTGGACGATATAACCGATACGGATGAGAATATGTTGGCCCGTAAGAGAGATTCCAAAGGCTGGTATGATACTTCTACCGGGGAGATAGTCATAGTATCACCTAATTCCACGTCCGTAGGTGACGCTCAAAGGACTTTCCTCCATGAGGTGGTAGGGCATCATGGGTTACGTGAGCTATTCGGGGATGATTTTGATACTTTCCTTGATAACGTGTATCGGAACGCCAACGAGGATATCCGGAAAAATATCATTGACCGGACTAAAGGCAATCCTCTTAACTTGCGTGAGGCTACAGAGGAATACATCGCTGAATTAGCGGAACGTGGTTTCGATAACAAGGCCGAGCGTTCGTTATGGGAAAAGATCAAGGACGCTTTTCTTGATATGTTGAGAAAGGCCGATATTAGCCTTGATTTCAAGTTATCGGATAATGACCTCCGTTATATCCTCTGGAGAAGCTATAAGAACTTGGAGCAAGGAAACTTGATGGATGTGGCCGAGGATATCGTGATGATAAATAGATTAGGTCTTAACAATATAAATTTGAACGAAAATGGATCAATCGCAAGAGATATTGAACCTGAAAAAGGAAAACAACCTTCTGAAACAAAAGGTACTGGAAGGGAACTCGAGACAATCGATGGCGTTGATGAGAACGGAAACGAAAGTGAACGAGACCATATCGATAAACCAAGGGGAGTTGAAAACGCTATTGACGGAACTGAAAACGCAACTGACCGAAATGGAAGGGAGATTGATGGAAAAGTTGACAACGATGGAGACCAACTTGGCGGAGGAGATACGGGCGATAGGAACGGAAGTGTCCGGGATGGAATCGGCGGTGATCGGACTGTCATCGGACGTGCAGGATCTGAAAACAAGGGTAGAGGCGTTGGAGAAAGCGTAAGGGAAAAGACGGATGATTTCTCTTTCGCCGAGAAAACAATACGTTTTAGGGAGAACGCACAGAATGAGTCGGTATTGTTCGCTGATAATGATATCCAAGTGGTAGAGAAACAGGTAGGTTCCGCCAAAGATCAATATGAGCGTACCCTATCTACATCGTCCTATCAATTTCAGGAGGCGTTTCAGGATTCTATGCTAGGGCTTAAAACATTGCAGGATGCCGTGGCAAAGGCAACGAGGAGTCGTATATTGGATTATGAGAACGCTTATATGGCCGAGAATGCCCTTTCCTCTGTTAATGAGGCGGAGTTCAACGCTTATAGGAAAGCGGCTTTCGAGCCTATCTTAAAAGCGATGTCACGATTGGAAAAGATGGGATCCACCATTGATGAGATAAGGGATTACCTTATAACCAAGCATGGTATTGAGCGTAACATGGAAATGGCCGTTAAACGAGCGTTGTCACAAAACTCGGAAACATATAAATCCCTGCTTGACGAGTATATCGGGAGAAGGAATGAGATACGTGAGAACGGTAGGTCTTGGGAAGAGCAGCAATCAGAAATGGATAGGCTTGCCGAGGAATACGGAGCTAATCTTTCTGATGATTTCAGCGGATTCACGTCCATGTATCCTAACGAGGATAACACGGGGTATGATCCGGATTCCGCAAGGAGATACGTATTGGATTACGAGTCAAGATATGATACATCGCAATTATCGGCCTCTGTCAAAAGAGCCACTGACGCTATATTGGCAAAGCAACGGGATAGCGGGCTTATGAGCCAAAATACGTTTGATTCGATCAGCGATATGTATCAGTTCTATGTGCCTTTGCGTGGATGGGAGGAGACTACGGCAGATGAGGTTTACGCTTATCTTACATCCGAAAGCCAGACGTTCAACGCCCCTATAAAGACTGTCGTTGGGCGAAAGAGCAAGGCTGACGATCCTATAGCGACGATCGCTAATATGGCAGAGAGCGGAATCATGCAAGGGAATAGGAACTTGATGAAGCAAAAGTTTTTGACAATGGTACAAAACCATAAGACGGATCTCGTGAGCGTAAGCGAAATGTGGGTTCGTCTTGACGGGGCTTTCGGTGAGTGGATCGCCGTTTTCCCGGATATACCATCTAACGCCAATCCGGAACAGGTGGAGTCTATCGTGGAATCTTTCAACAAACGCATGGAGGAGCTATCCAATGAAAAAGGATCTAATGTTAGGCGTTCAAGGGATGCTATAGGGATACCTTACAAGATATTACCAAAGGACTTGAAGGAGCATCAAGTGATCGTAAAGAGAGCCGGCAAAGAATATGTGCTTACCATAAACGGGAACCCAAGGGCCGCTCAAGCGTTGAACGGGCTTACAAACCCGGATAATACGAAAGGATGGTTCGGTACCGTGGAGAGATACGCCGGATGGCTGAACCGTAACTTGGCCGCTAACTTCACGACACGTAACCCGAATTTCATGGTAAGTAACTTCCTACGTGACGCGCTTTATTCGAATACTACCGTATGGGTCAAGGAAAGTCCTGTTTACGCTTGGAAGTTCAATAAGAATTTCGCTAAGGTAACCCCGATCAATATGTATCGTCTGGTCAAGGGGTATGAGAACGGTACGTTGGATATGAGCGATCCATTGAATAAGGCATATCATGATTTTGTAATGAGAGGAGGAGAGACCGGATACACCAATTTGAGAGACGTGGAAGCCAAGAAAAAGGCGATCCAAAAAGAACTTCAATACTCCAAGCAAAAGGTATCTATCGGAAAGGCTTTGAAAATACTAGGTGAATGGATGGACTTGTTCAATAAGAGCGTCGAGAATTGCGCTAGGTTCGCCGCATTTCTTACTTCTAGGGAAATGGGGAGAAGCATGGATAAATCCATTTATGACGCTAAGGAGATATCCGTAAACTTCAATAAGAAAGGGGCGGGTTCGAAATTCTTGAATACTGAGGGGCAAACCAAGATAGGTAACGCTAGCGCTTTCACGTCCGGATTGTCAAAATCCATGTATGTATTTTGGAACGCTGGTGTACAAGGTATGTATAATTTCGGAAGGCTGGCCAAGGATAGTCCCAAGAAATTCTTGGGGTTAGCGTCCTCTTTCTATTTACTTGGCACTATCATGCCTATGATCGCTACCGCTTTTGGAGATGATGAAGATGATGATTACTACGATCTTCCGGAATACGTGAGACGTAATAATATCTGTTTCCGTAACGGTGGAGGAAATTGGATTACAATTCCTATGCCCATAGAGTTAAGGGCTATATATGGACTAGGAGAAATGTCTTCTGGAATAGTTTCCGGAAAGGAGAAGTATACCGATAAAAAGATGGCCATGAAGATAGCGGAGCAAATGTCACAGGTTCTTCCTTTGGACATGATGGAGGGAGGTGGAGGATTCTCCGCTTTCGTCCCAAGCTCGGTAAAGCCATTGATTGAGGCCGGAGATAACAAGGATTGGACAGGTTTGCCTTTATATAAGGATAACGACTTCAACAAGGGTATGCCGGAATGGACAAAGGCTTTTAAGAGCGTGGATCCCGCTATATTGGCAATGACTAAATATGCCAATGAACTGACCGGAGGAGATAAATACACTACGGGTACCGTTAACCTAAACCCAGCCATTATAGAACATATATTGGACGGCTATTTCGGAGGTATTGAGGCTACACGTTCCCAGATGGTCAAATCCGCTGAAACCGCTTGGGGTAGTCGTGATTTTGACTGGAGGAATATCCCTGTCGGGAACCGTCTTATAAAAAGTGGTGATGAGCGGACGAAAAAGAAAGCCATAGATAACGCTTATTATGAGAATCTGGAGGAAATGGAGAAGATCGGACAAAGATTGAGAGGATATCGTAAAGAATTGTCTAATCCACAGAACGATAGTTTTGATATGGCTGAGTATCAAAAAAAATTGAATGATCTTATGATGAGCGATGAATATCGTAGATATATAGAGTTTAACAATCTTAACAAATTGTATCAATCAATGGGTGAGTATTTGAAGAAGGTAGATGATGAAAGATTGGAAATGGAGTTATACGATTTGAAAGCTATGATGAATGAGATAGCTAATGGTGAATAGGTAAAGTGGCGGGTGGCGTTGGTGTCCCGCTGGGGGCGTAAAATAAACTGTGTTAGCAAAGTTAATATTTTATTCATTTTCTTTGCTGACACAGTTCAAATTACGGCCTCAATTTAAATTACGTCTCTTTTTTTTTATTTTTCATTGTTTTTAGTCTTAACGATATCTTTCTTTTTCTTTTTAGCCTTTTCTTGGCTGTTAAGATCAAAAGAGAACGGATAGGGCATGCCGTTTACGTATATTTTAGACATAAAGGATATTCCTTTCTCGTATTTGAACAATATATAGCCGGACATAGATTCTCCTGGGCGCAACGTGTGTCTTTTTAAGTATCCCTCATATGCCTCTTCTGAGGCTGCGTTGAATCCACGCTCCATATTTGATATATTCTGTCCCATTATTACACTATTACGATATGACTGATTATAGTCATAGGTGGATGTCTTTATAGTCGCATTAGATATTTCTCCTCCTATATTGGCTTCTATGTTGGCCGTGGATGTGGATGTAGGACCGTTCCCGATAGAAGCTGAAGTGACGTTTGCGGTTACAGCTGCAACTCCCGCTAAAGCTCCTAATATCCCTTTTTGCCTTTGTATGACTTCTGTGTAATCATCAGCGGATAACGTCTTTAGTTTTATGGTATCATTCTCCTTGTTCAATATAAAAGCCTCTGTTTTGTCTGGATCGAACTCTACCGTTTCTAAAAGGTTATTTTTTATAGTGATTAATTGCTTGTAATATTTTCCGTATCTATCGAACGTCCCGGAGCAAGCGGCTAAGGTTATACCATTCATGTCATAATAATACCAAGGCATTCCGTCTGTATATTCTTCTTTTATGTCTTTTTCTGTAGGGATGTCGTTTATCGGGGTTCCTGACATATCGTATCTCATTTTCCTTCCGGCATTGTCAAAAATAGTATAATATGGGTTTATGAACTTACCATTTTCATATTCAGTTTGCATATAGAAATCATTATCAAGGAACTCTGTATATACTCCATCAAGATTCCCATCTATATATGTCATGTGTTTTTGCGGAAGACCTCCTTCCTCGTAAATTGTTTTTTCTCCATTAAGCTTTCCATTTTCCCAGTATTCTTTATACTCCATTTTCCCCGACTTGTAGTATGATATTTGTTCCCCGTCATATATGGATTTAGTCCCGTCCATCTGGTCTATGCTGATATAATAACCTTCTCCCTTTACCTCCCCGGTCGTATAGTAATCCCTATATTGTTTTTTATATCTGTTATCTACAGGAGTTGAATATACTCTTAGGAAAGAAGCGAAAGCTCTATCAGGAACTCCCCTCCATTTAGAGTCATAATATACGCTATCTATTATTGCGCTTTTTTGAGTGGAAGGAGATTTTTTCTTTTGAGCCAAAGATGGTATTGAAATAAATAAAATTATGGCTAGTAAGCATTTATATCTATATGTAATTATTCTTCTCATTGTGTTGTTTTTTTAGATTTTTTGCAAAATTACCCAATCTTCACATCCGTTATCCCGCAGGAGGCATGTTTTACGGCATATTTTACTTTTAATTTTATCCCTAGGAATAGTAAAAAATAAAAAACTCCCCAAATCCTCACGGACAAGGGAGTTTTTATTATTTAACTATAATCTATATGAATGGTTTTCAGACAACCTTAAACGGTCCTATCCTCACGAACGAGAGCGTTTGTAATATCTAAATCCATATTTAAACAAAGACATACTTAATCATCATTGCCGATCCTCCCGGAATAGCAACGGTGGGTATATCCGTCTTAAAATGCTTCCCAATACCACCCAAGGGAAGCTGGAAATATTTATTCAAACTATATTTTATGCCATAAGGAAAGGAGTGTGCCCCCATCCTCCAAAGCTATTCCCTTGACATAAATATACCTCTGGTTCTCACGAAAGAGCGGTATGACATTGATAAAATTATTTTATGAATACAACCTAGTGTAATATCTTTAAGTAATGACTCCGGTCCATCACGGATGAGAGCCATAAGGGGTTATAAATATATAACATACCATATACGCATAAAAAAACGTGGCGCCGTCGCAACTACCAAGACCCGGCGTCCCCACGCCAACATAACAGGTAGTAAGCAACGGCCCACGTCTTATATATAGATTATATATACAAATAACGTGGGCGTATTGTTGCTATCGGCTCCCTGTTATGTTTATAAATTTGGGGAATTTAGGTCTTTATAGGAGACGATATCTTTAACGCCACAATGTGTGTCACGTCTTATATTCTAATCAGTGACTACGCGAATATACTCTATTTATTTTATATTAGTAAAAAATAAGTCGTATTTTATTTATCTAATATTGATTTTTACAGGGGAAACGTTCATGCGCACGCTATAAACTCGACTCATTTTTGGGATATGAATCAAGATATCCCGTTGATTCTTCTTTGATTATAGAAGGCTTAGGCATATCCTCTGATATGAGCGCTCCTATCATGTCTGTCATCAATATATCGTCGTGATTGCCACGACCGGGAATATTCCCGTAACTACCGTCCGGACGTTGCTCGTATTTGGATGCCTCCTTATACATGCGCTCATCCGGGTCTATGAACATATCGTCCTCGAACGCCACTATGAAATTATCTACCATGTCCTGCTTGGTCTTTTTGTTGGTCTGGAAGCCTATCTTCTTGTATATGCCGTTCCTTATGTCCTCGGGATCCGTCGCCGCTCGCATGTAAAGATTAGGGTAGATATCCTCTATCTTTTTCAGTATGCCACGAATATGATCGCCTTCCTCCACGAACTCGGATGCCTCTGATTTTTTCTTATCAAACGTATTGCTCTCGAAGGCGAGAAGGGCGTTCTTGTAGTATCTGGCGATCTTGACGGCTTTGTAGGCGAGCCAGTCATATCGTATATGACCGTGCCATCTGGCTACCACCTCCGGCTTTCCTCCGCTAAATCGTAAATTCCATCTGTTTATCACTGTTATACATGAGGGGTCTGAGTTCTTGCTACGTCCACCGACATCGACAATAACAAGATACTCGTTGGATGTCCTTGTATCATCGGGCCTCTTCCAGATTCTCAACAGGCCGTTCGGATTCTTGGTGAGAATTATCCTCTTGGTCTTCTCTGATTGGGATATGTCGCCAATGAACTCCGGGGGTGATACGTATCTTTCCCGCATTACCTCGATCGTATAGATATTGAACACGAGATTACCGGAATACTTGAAACACTCGACATCATCGGATGGTGCCTCGGATGCCATCGAGGCGTGATCATGGAACGAGGCCCTTTTCTTGATATACCATTTGATGTGCTCCAGCGTAGCTCCTTTTTCCCATAGAGACCATAGATACTGTCCCGGCTCGCTATTGTCATTAGGGGAGGTCGTGACATCCCTTCCCTCTAATAGATCCAGTATGAAAAGCCGGGTCTCTTTCTTGTCCTTGAATCTTATCATGTCGTTCTCGATAAAGAAGAACGGTATGAATATCGCCTTACGGGATGACGTGCCCTCCTTGGCCATTTGGTACTCATCATAGAAATAACCGGCCATGCCATTAGCTGTAGACTCGGAGATCTCCATGGTCAACGGTCTCTCCAATATATTCGAGTCTATGTTTGTTATAACCTGCTCCGCCGATTTGCCATCCGTTGTTTTCCAGTAGGCTACCTCCGAGAAGTGGGCCATGGCATAGTCCATACCACGTGTTGACTCGAAATTCTCATAAGATGCCACGGTTATCACGTTATCACGTACCTTGTTCCCGGACGGGTCGGTGATTATGGAGTCGGACGCCGAATGCTCGTAAGGGGCGAATTGTAGCTTGTCAACACCATATATAAATCCCGGGATATTATCGAGAACCTTTTTATACATGGCCTTGATACGTTTGGCGGTATCTTTCGTCTGGGCTATAATTACGGAATACCATCCTTCCATGACGAATAGCTGTATCCACGCCATATAGAGCTGTACCAAGGTGGAACCTCCCCATTGCCGGGCTTTCAATAATATTATACGGATCGGGACTCCCTTATGCCTCATTTCCTCCAGAACGGATAGCACGTAACGTTGGGCGTAATTAAGCTCGAAGGGGATCATTTCTCCCGCCTCTTTCGACTTGATCTTAAATAACGAGAAAAAGGCGAAGGACGGGTCTCTCGAGCAACGAGCCCAAAATAGCATGTTGGCCACGTCCTCCTCATTTATCCCATCTGAATCCGGGTACAGCTCGTTGAACCTTATCGTGTAGTCCTTTATGGAACCAGCTTTCAGAACATCTTGATACAGATCGTTCTTGAAAACCTCCTCGGTAAGCCACTGCACCCTTATGGGGTAATCATCTATGACAACCCTATGGATATGCCCCTCCATTCCACGCCCCGTGAATTGGTCGTGCGTGCCGAATATATTTTTCAGCCTCTTGTTATTCTCGGCCAATATAGACTCAACCTCTTCCGTGAACGCTAATTTTCTGTATGACTCCATAGATGATATAGGCTATTAGGAATGACAGCAAGTGTATCCTCCAGTTGAATAAGGGGATAAACGCCATGACGATATTGCTCAATATTATTCTCCAAAGGCTTAGTTTATAGGCGTGATATCTGCGGGCGTAACATCCCATGATAAATCCGGACATGCCGCATGTAGGAACCGGCAATGAGGCTAGTGGTACGAACGAGGCCAAGACGCAAGACACGTAACCGATCAGGCATGTTTTCACACGAGGCTTAAACTGGAATAAGGCGATAAGATTTAATGATAAATGAAAGATGTTTGCGTGGGTGAACGTGTAAAGGAAATGGTCGTATGGTATGGAATTGGTATCGAAATAGAAATGTTTACCTGCGAGTTGGAGTATGACGCTTGTCAAGGCGATTATTAATGAAGGAATCAGTCTTTTTAGCTTACCTTCCATTTTTCCTTTCCCGGTTGATGCGTTGTATTATCGCCAACGCCCGTGAATAGGATATGTAAAAACAGGGGGCCGTTTGGTAGACCGCGAAAGAGGTGATGAAATAAACGGAGCTTCCCTTGAATTCTCTCTTTTTCTCCAGCTCTTTGTAAATCTCATAAATGTCATCGATCATCTTGTTCCTGATCGATCGACCCTTTTCCTTGGTCTTCCCCTTCCTGATCAGCAGGATTCCCCTATACGCTTGAAGGGTGGAGATCCAGAACCTAGAGGCATGGGAGGATATAGCCCTCATTACCGCCTCTCGGTGGGATTTCACTTCCCTCATCTTCAAAGCACGTCTATAAGCTTCGTAAAGCTCCATGTCCCGCTCTGGGATGAAATCTACGCCATTAACCATAAAGAACGCTTGTTTTGGTGAACATCGCAAAGATAAAAAATAGATTCACATGTTTGATTATTCTTAGGGTTCATGGGGTAAATAAAATAATCAAAATAACAAAACGGATATACCTTATTATTTTCCTTTGCCTAAAACAAAATCGATTAAGGTATGGCAGATATATCTAACAAAGAGAGATTCAGACAAAGATACGCCAAACGGAATCCGGATCTTAACATGGATGACGAGGAGGCTTACTACGGCTCGGTCAACCAGTTCATGGACGAGTATGAGGGTTACGAGGGTAACTCTAAGAAAATGCGGGAGAACCTATCCAAGAGTCCAGCTTTCGCCGAGTTGATGGTAGCCGCTAGGGATCAGGATGATTTCGATCCCGTGGTGTGGATGGTACAGAATAAGGGGCTTGACTTAAAAGCCTTGGCCGATGATCCCGATTATTCGCAAAAGCTGGCCGACGCTCATAACGCTTACTTGGAGAAACTGGCGAAACAGGACGAGATCGAGAAACAAATGTCGGAGAATATGCCGGCTAGCGTGGAAGGGATAAAGGCGAAAGCCTCGGAGATGGGCCTTTCCGATGATCAAGCGGAGGAGGTTATAGGCAAGATGTATCAAGTCATGGATGATTTGATCGTCGGTAAATTGGACCCGTCTATTTTCGAGATGATGGCCAAGGGAATGAATTATAACCAAGACGTGGAGGCCGCTCGGGAGGAAGGCGTTGCGGAAGGGATCAACAAGAAAGTTACCGACAAGTTAAAGGATCTTAGCGGTAAGCAGGAAAGGCCGAGAGGAAGACAAGGAGCACGGCAGGAGAAGCCGGTTACGCAAGACGTGAACAATCCTTTTTTATAATAAGAATAATAACAATTAATACTTTTGCGATGAATAAATTATTTAAAGACAAGATGTTTTGGGTCAAGGCTTTGTTCTTTGTCTTGGCGGTATTGACCGGTGGAGCGGCTATGGCCGTGGAGATCGGGGGGAATGGAAGTGATACGGATCCCAATGATGGCAAGCCGTTGGAGAACGCGACCCCGGACGCGGCGGGTAAGGGTATTGACCAGCAGGGGCAGGGGGCTACCGGATCCGCGGTCACCGACGCTGATCTGGCCGAGAACAAGGTAGAGGATTACGTCAGTAAATTCCAGGCGTACAAATATCCCATGCACACGGATTTCCTCAAGCTCGCCAAGCAAGTCCATGTCAACACGAAGGAACCGGAGCATTACAATATTGGCGAGGCTATAATGGATTGCGTTACCAAGGCGGCTGTGACCAACACGGACAAGGACGCTGAGGTAAAGCTTAGCTTGTACAAGAATGACGAGAAGTTATTCGCCGAGTGCAACACCGTCTTGGTGGACGGGGTGACCGGATATGATGAGGCGGGCAATTCAGACGGAAGTCCGTTGGTTCTCTATGTCGTATCGGCGGATAAGGCTAACGGTATTATGGTTGCCGCCCTTAACGGCCCGTTGGATGATAGCGGGAACATGTATGTGCCGGACTTGAAAGCGGGCACCGGATTGCATATCATGGCACCGGCAATGAGCGAGAGCGAGGTTGAGATCGCCCCGGATTCCGCTTATCCCAAGAAAGAGATCGCCTACTTGCAGAAGAAGGTATGCCCGATCACGTGGACGGAATTCTTCGAGCGTATCAACAAGAAGGCGAAGTGGAACGTGCAAGACTTGAAGGATTGGACTTTGTCTAATTTCCGCAAGAAATGCACGCGCACGATGTTGATCGGCGTAGGAACTAAGTCCTTGAAGTATGGCTCCAAGAAAACAGGTACAGAATACGTGTATTTCCAAAAAGGAGTGTTGAGACAATTACGGCTGGGTTACCAGATCGGTTCGACATTGGAGTTCGCCGACCTTATCGGTATCACCCGTATGCTTTTCGGGAAGTACTCGAACACGAACGAGATGGACGTGTATTGCGGTACCAAGTTCATCGAGAAGTTGCTGAACATCGATTTCACGAAACATAAGGATATCTCATTCGTCAAGAAACAGAATATCGGTATCGATATCTCCTCTTTCGAGACCACTTTCGGAAAGCTGAACTTCAAGGTCGAGCACGCCCTTGACGATCTTGGATATGAGGAATGCGCCGTCGCTTTCCCGATGTCCGAGGCCAAGCGTTATTACTACCAGAAAGGAAAGACTCTTACCGTGGATCATTCCAAGGGGGAAGGCGGTGAGGTGCGGGAGGCCAAATCCCAATATTATATTCAGGATGACTGCTTGATGCTTACGGGTTATAACTCGATGCTGATCGGTCCGGACGTGACAGTGAGCGGATATAAGCTGTCTATGCTTGACACGGTCGTTTCCAGCGTGGCTTCCCTGAGTTCCGTATCTACACCGAAAAAGGACGATGTGGTTTACTTGACCGTAGCGGACGATACGCACGCCGTCGGATTATATGTATATGACGGTACGGCATGGAAACCATACAAGGGAGAGATCAACGTGTAAACTGTAATATTGTCAAACAAGACCCACCGGAGCAAACGCACGGTGGGTCTAATAAAATCAATCGAATGATCACGAAAACATATGAGTTGGTAGGCAAGGATAATTGCATGCTCCGTACTATATACTGCGGCACAAGGGTCAGCATGGAGTTCAAGGGCGGTAATTTCATCAATGGTAAGAACGCCTTACTACGGACTAGCAACCCTTTCGTACAAGACGCTATCGAGAATGATTGCCGATTTGGTACGTCTATCCGGCTCGTCTCTACGTTAAAAGACGATGATGTGTCTGGTGTCTCGGTCATGAGGAACTCGAGAGGCCGGGAAAAACAAGTGAAAGAGGTCAAGACCGTAAAGAACGTGAATGATGCTATTGACTATTTCGCCAAGATGGGCTATAAAGTGGAGAACGATGATATGCTTGAGGAGTTAAAGGATAAATTAAGTGTCTCGTTCCCGAACATGAAATGATATGGATATTAGCGTGAGCGACATAGTGAGTGAGGTCAAGATCTGCATAGACGAGATCGGGCTTAATGACGCTGAGTTCCTAGGAACGCAGGATAACGAGGAAATGGACACGATTATCAAGTCCAAGATATCGGAGGCGTTGCGCTTCGTAAACGGTAACGCGGACTGGGGCCTGCTGGAACCGAACAAGATAATAACGGACGGAACCATAGAGGAAGATCTTGTCGCTCATGTAAGCTTGCCGGAGAACTACTCTCGGATTTGTTACGCTAGGCTATCATCATGGCCTTTATTTATTTCAGATCCTATCTATTGGAACGATAAGGAATACGCCACGCTGTCGGATCCATACGCAACTGGGACATGGGAAAGACCTAAACTGGCGTTGACCATGAGGCCGGGTAAGACATTGGAGCTATATAAGGCGAAGGATAAATCCGACACGTTCGAGATCGGGATCATAACGGACGAGGATATAACGGATAGCTTGGAGGTAAGCCCCAAGCTGAAAAAGGCGCTGATCTATTATATATCCGGCCTCACGTTGCTTACTTACAGGGATCAGCACGCGGACAGTATGTTTAATCAAGCGTTGGTTCTTATGGGTGTCAATCCATCCGGGGCCAACTCCAATCAATAACAAGACTATAGAATCATGGTATACATATTCAAGGACAGGTTAATTCGGGTAGAGTGGACTATTTACAAGGGGATAAGCCCGGTGAAAGAGGATTTCTCCCGATCTAATGTAAAGGTTTTTCTATTAGGCAACCGGGAGAAATATCTACTTCAAGCGAGAGCGGACAAAGGTACGCTTTATGTAGACATTCCTTCAGGGTTGGAAGAAGGAACTTACTCTATCGAGGCGATATGGGTCAAGAATATGGATCATGTCTTTGATACACGAAGCGTATGCCGCTCCAAGAAAGAGGATCTTTTCTCTATTACCGAATTTGAGGACGAGGCTACGAATATCGGAGAAGGCGTCGTCGTGCTGAAAGTAAAGACCTCTACCGCCACTTATGGCTATGATGGTTTGTCCTCATACGAGCTGGCCGTATTACGTGGGGACTGGAACGGTACGGAAGGAGAGTGGCTGAAGCATGAGCGTTACGTAAGCGTACTCAATTCCCGTGGTGATAGCGAGGTTGATACCATGAGCCAAAAGGCCATTACCGATGAGTTGGAGGCACAAGACAATGCCATAGAGGATATTCGGGAAGATACGGAAAAACTTGATAATCGTGTAGAGAAAGCGGAGGACAAGGTTAATAATATGGGGGATGTCGTTGATGAGATCAAGAGCCATGCCCCGGTATCAGCCCATCCCGCCGGTTTCAAGCCGGACATCGACCTTACCCCGGAGATCACGGTAGACCGTGCTTGGAGAGACCATGAGGGTAACGTTATCCGTGATACGTATATCACCCGGAGAGGATTGCGGAACGAGATAATCGACATCACCAACCAGCAGGTAACGGACTTGAAGCCCGGTTCCGTCGATCCGGACGATCTTTCCGAGGCTACCAAGCAATTGATCGGTAACAAGAGCATAACCAACCTTCCGGACGAGGAGGATATAACCGTGACGGATAACCAGACCTTGAAGTTGAAAGACAAGGAATACGCCCCGAAGGATTACTCCGGTATGGGACGTGTGTATCTCCGGAAGCATTACGTGAACGGCGTGAACACGCTCACGCAGCACATGATGAGAAAGCCTAATACCATCTACATCATCCAGTACGACTACTGCCTAGCCGGTCAGACGATCGAGGTGCCGGAGAATTGCGTATTGCGGTTCGAGGGGGGATCGTTGAGAAATGGTACACTAGTGGGTCATGATTCTTATATTGATTCCAGTTTGTCAACAATATTTCATTCGTTGGAAATAAATGGATCTTTTCTAAATAGAGAATCAAATGTATCATGGTTTACTAATGAAGAATTAACAACCAAAATATTTAAAAGTTTATCTAATATTTCAAGAAATGTAAATTTAAATAAATGTACATTATGGTGTAGTAGGATTGATATAAAGGATATACAAAAGATTCACAATGGAAGGCTACAATCCAAGAATATAAATGAAAATCAATCTGTCAATATCCTATATATTCATGATACAAATTCTGATGTATTGATAGAGAATGTGATTTTTGACGGTATGGCTCATACTTATGCCATGAAAGAACACAACCCGGAGAACTTGTTAAGAATAGAAAATTGTTTTAATGTAACTGTCAAACAATGCGAGTTTTTAAATTATTCTCAATGTCAATCCATAAAGGAACCAGTGGAAGAATGGGGATTATATTATCAATCAGCCGTGAATATTAATAATAATCATAATGTTGTATTTGATTCGAATATCGCCCACGATAATCATTTTGAACAATTTATTTTTTATGATCCTACACTTAAATATTCTTTGCGTGTTACAAATTGTATTACTTATGGTAATTATCAAGCTTATGGTACTTTTATAAACTATGGTTTTAAGAGCACTTTGTATGATGGCAACTATTTGACTCAAGGCGTTGCTTCTTTTATAGCTACTCAATCGGATAACTGTATATATACTAATAACTATTTTGAAGACTGTTCCTATTTTGCTATATCAACAGAATGGACTGGTGGATGCTATATGAATAAAAGTCAATTGATTAAAGGTAATATTGCCAAGAACTGCCGGTATGGCGCTTTTAATGTTGGAGTATACGATATAATTATTAGTGATAATATAATAGAAAGCTGTGGGGGGAGGTATGGCAGTATCTATTGTAAAGGTAAAACATATGGAAATCATCCATATGCTATACAAAGTGCCAAATCATTACCTTATGATACAAAAGAGTTTTCCCCAGCTTATAATATTGTTATATCCGATAATATTATACTTAATGATCTAGGTAATGATGCTATTTGCATAAAATCTCATTCACATTTTTTAGATGTAACTACTATTGATAAATTTGGAGTAATTAATAATATATTAATATCGAATAATCAAATAGAGAGCAAATCTAGGCCTTTTCGAATATTGGACTCTGATATAGAGGGTCTTAAAATCATAAATAATACCTTTACAATCAAAGGGAAGGATGTCTCTATATATATTAAAGATGATGCTACTAGTTTGACATCATTAAAAAATAGTATAAAAGGTTTAACTATAAAAGGGAACAATTTTAAGACGGATAAAATATTTGGAAATTATATAGTATATAGTCTTATAAGGGGAGGGGTTTCGGATCTTGTCTTTGAGGATAATAATATAGAAGCTATAACAACTGCTGAATCAGTAATAAATTTTGGAGGAAATGCTGGAACCGTCACCGTCAAAAGTGTTAAAAATAACAACTTTCCTTATTGTGTTCCGATATTAAAACAGGCAGGATATTTATATAAAGGAAACTCTGTTCCGATTACACAGAATGAATACCTTCTGAATGGAAGTGTTACTTTTTTTCCTGTCAATTGTATGGAAGGTGATGTTTTAATTACTAATTCAAAACAAGATTGTAGTAGATTTTTGGTTGTGGAAAGAGGAACCACGAATTTGTCTAAAATTCCTGTATCTACCACATCAAACTCTCCTGTGATTGTTGTTTCCGGGGATCCCTCCAGTCTTACGCTTGGAGGACTTGTAAACATATCTGAGGATATTCAGGAGGCGGTCATTCTGGAGATATATACAGAGGATGAGATTAATTATGCGAGGTTAAATAAGACTTGTAAAACTAGCGGTAGCCATACATTGAGTTTTAAATACCCGATACTAAAAAATATAGATGTAACTCTAACTAATAAAGTTGTGATAATTTAAAGTAATAATGAATATGACACTTGCTGATATAAAAGTTAAGTTTAATGTAGAAGATACAGTCTTTGAGATTACGCAAGATATAGATTTGGAGGGTTCCGAATTGAATATGAGATCAGGATGTAGTCTATCTTTTAAAGGAGGTTCTATAATAAATGGGATATTGACTCTTAATAAAACTAAGATACTACCAAATGGTTGTATAATATCGGATTATATCACAGCTGAAATTCAGGGTACATACGCAAAAGGTCAATGCCTCTATGACACAACATTGAATAAACCGAAATGGTGGAATGGCACGAACTGGATCGATGCCACTGGAGCTACCGTATAACCATTAAAACATTAAAATCATGAGACAATTCATATACACGATCATCAGAAAGATATTCAAGCTTGTATTCTCTGTTTACAAGCCTAAGGTAAGGACATTGTACAAAGGCCGTAAGAACATCGATCTTACGGAGAACGGCGATCAGCGCATATGGGTAGGTAAGCCTTTCTATCTGGCCGGGAACATCTACAAATTAGATCAGTTGGATAATACGAGCGTATTCAAGCTGGCCCTTTACAAGAAGGAAGGCGAGGATTGGATAAAGGCTAATGACCTAGACTTGATCTTGAAGTTGAACGCCGGCTACAACATATTTTACGTATAACGAACTAAAGCACGATATATCATGGAAGAGCGAAAAGATATTTGTGAGGGTTACGAGAGGGATAGCGTACAGCAGCTAGACAAGCTGGCCAAGGATAAGAACGAGCGTTTTCCTATCTATCCGTTGACATACATTCAGGCCGTATATGACGCTAGGACGAAAGAGAGGCTTGATTCCATATTGTGGAAATGCAACAACGTGTATTTGCCTTGGATGGGATCGGCGGGGGATACCCGTATACAATTGCCTTTCTGGATGAGAAGGAAGGGTATCATAATCACTTACAAGAACCTTGACGATGAGACGATAACGGAGAAACTCACCTATGATCTTTGTATCGCCGATGATTTCTTCCGTCTTGACTCCTCTTGGACTAGGATAACGGACGCCCTTCCGGTCGGGGGTAACATAACCATAGGCTCTAACGGAAATTGGTTTCAAGATGGCGTTGATACCGGCTTCAAGGCACAGGGGCCTAAAGGGGACAACGGGCTTACTCCCATGCTTCGCACGGTTAATAACAAGCTGCGATACTCGTATGATGGAGAGGTATGGAATGAGATCTCTGAGTATATCGCCGCTTGGTTCCGCTATCAAGACAATAAGATCCAGATATCAAGGGATCAGAAAACATGGTCAGACCTGTCAAAGCCGTTCACGCAAGACCTGTATATAAAAGGGTATGTCGCTACATCGTCAGCCCTTCCCTCTACGGGCGTGAAACAGGGTGATATCTACATGGTAGGCCCTACGTACGCAGCGGAGGACACGGAACATAAGAATCCTATATACCGGATGTACGTGTATAACGATTCAGGATGGGTAGATAACGGGGTTTTCCAAAGCATAGCCGCCGGGGTGGTGCAGACGATCGGGAATAGTGAGACGGAGGTCATGAGCCAAAAGGCTGTTTCATCCATCGTCGGCCTAGACACGTACCCTGTCTTCTCCGATACCAAGCCCTACGTAAAAGGCGAGATCGTTAATTACGGCGGCCTCTTGTACGAGTTCACGGCTGATCATGAGGCGGGGGCGTGGATTGGCACGGACGCAAGGGATACGAGCTTGAGGGGGGAGGTTAGAAATATTGATAATTCAATCATGGAGTACAATGTTTCAATGCATAATGACTGGTCAAAGTACACTCTTGTGGAAGCTATAGCTCTTGTTCCTAATAGGTTAAGAAGATTAGGGCAAAAAGTGAGTTTTATAAATTCTTTAACAGGATTAGCCGAAACTTGGATGTATATAGGGACAGATTCCAACGAATGGGGGATTACAAATTTTGTTGCATCTGACGCTGGATTCTATGGTCAAATATTTGATACTTTAGAATCTCCCTATAATATCGACAATATAAAATCTACAGGTTTTTATATTAAAAAAAATGGAAATCCTTATATACTAATTGTTAAAGCAGAAAAAGGTGCTGAGATATATCAAGTTAGATTTTATGTCCCTGATTTTACGGACAAAGTTGTCTTGGGAAAAAGAAAATATTCTACTTCTACTAATTCATGGACCTCTTGGGTAAATCAAGAAATTATTACACAAGATTTACTTGATGCACTATCATCAACAATTTATTCATTTGATGGTTTTATTGAAACTAATGATTCAGATGCAGACAATTTTATAGATAAAGTTACTACTACAGGAGTTTATAAGAGAGCAAAGAATGGGTATCCTATTATTTACTTTGTTAAAACTGTAAATGGAATTGTTTACCAGACTCAGTTATATTATAATGATAGTTTAACATTAGTATTTAAGGTAAGGCGACTTAATAGTGGTGTGTGGACTGAATGGAGTAATCAAACATTTGTTTTTGATATAGGCACTTTTAAGTTTAGTGAACTTGATAACTTAAATAGTTATGGAACTTATATATCAAGTGAAACTTATAATAATGGCATATTATATGTTATGAAATCCTTTCCATATCTCCTTGGTTATGATATGACCCAGATACTCTTCTTAAATGATGTGAATAGTGGGAGATTAAAGAAAGGAGTAAGACATCATGAAACTGGCGCTAATTGGATGGACTGGGGATGGGAGGAAGTAGATGATACTACTTTACAGAAGCAGATTGCTAAGACTGGAATATCATTTAATCTTACCAATTATAATCAATATCAAGGTTATATCTCTCAAAGAGATTTGACTGTAAATGCAAATGAAGGTTATAGGACTATATCTATACCATTAACAGATATACCAGAAGGTCAAAAGTACCTTACTATCCCTTGCCAAGGAGGTGCAATTCTTCTTGTTGGATATTGGAAAGGTGATTATAATGATTCCTCAAATTATCTTGGAAGAGATAGTATAACAGCTTTCTCACAAGCAGGGTCGCAAATGTATGAAAATGTCCCATTACATAACCTTATACCTGATGGTGCAACGCACATGACATTATGCTGGAATATAGTTGGTTATCCAAAACTTACTATATATAATCCTGATTTAAATCCTTCTTCTGGAGGTGGTAATGTAAGAGGTATTATACTCCCTTCTACTTATCTTGGACAGAGAGAGGTTGTTTATGGTGGAATGAATAATGCCTATCTATACAAGAGAGGTGCATTGCTAAATATAGCTGGGAACCATGATGATTTAATTATTGTAGCAGGTCAAAGCAATGCTGATGGTAGAGCTGATAAATCTGAGGCTCCACAATGGTTGATTGACATGAACTATAAGATAGAGAACTATATGATGTGGAATCCTATAGCAGAGCAATTCCAACCTTGGGAGTTAGGTGTCAATACAGGAAGTGAGGATAATGCAAGCAACCAATTTGGATTTGATATTTATTTCGCAAAAAAATATTTGGAGGCAAATCCAGCAAAGAAACTTTATGTAGTAAAGCAAAGTATTGGTGGATCTCCTATTTCCCCTTTAAGAGCAAGTGGAGAAACCAGAGCCTATTGTTGGACCCCTATGCCAGAACTTATCACAGATGGTGGCACAAGTATGTGTAACCTACTTATTGAGAAGATTAGAAAGGCTTATCTGTATGCTTCAAGTAATAATATAAACTTGGCTATTCAGGCCCTATTATGGCATCAAGGTGAAGCTGACATGACTGAAATTAGAGCATCTTACTTTGAGGATAATTTGAAAGGATTGCTTTCTTGGATGAGAGGTATTTGGGCAGCTCCTGCATTACCAATCATAAATGGTCAGATTTCATCATATTATGATACAGAATTTCAACCAACTTATAGCGCAAACAAAACTTTTGCAACCTTGAATGGCATTGACCCTTACTTCAAGACTGTAAATATGGAAGGTCAGGCTATGCAACCTGATAATGTTCACTTCGCTGCTGGAGGTTATGAGCATATGGGTTATGGAATGTGGAATTATTACTTGGAATTTAATCCTATATATAAACCAAATTCCTATTCGATGATTTTAAGTAATGTAGTCTATAAAGATTCTATTCCTACAGATTAATGGATTTATGTAATAATAGGCAAACCTTATGTACCGCTACCTCTCCTACATATCAGACCTCGCCAACTGGTTAAAGTCCATTGCCATAGCCGCCGTAGTCACGGCGATGGACTTCGTGTCACCGATCGAGAACTTCTTGGTGGTGATCCTGTCGCTGGCCTTCATCGATACGTTTTGGGGGCTGGCTGCGGATCACGGGGATTTCCGGAAGAGCAAGTTTATCCGTAGCTGGGTGTACATGCTAGTCTATTTCCTGATAATTATCATTTCGTTTTGGATAGGCGTGATGATGGATATATCGGAGGATAACGCCAAGGCTTTCGTGTCTTGGATCACGTGGGCGATGATATGGTTTTACGGGACCAATGTCTTGAAGAACATGGGCAAGGTATTCCCGGATAACAAGGTGATAGCCTTCTTGTATTGGGTTGCCGCCGTAAAATTCATTAGTAAGGTCAATTTCTTGGATGAGTATAACAAGACAAAGAATAAAAAAGGCTCCCCAGATCCAAAAGGATAGGGGAGCCGGATAAATTTTAGCTTCCTGTCTTTCGCAAGGGAGGATAGCAAGGTTAACAAAGCGCATAAAAGTATAAAAAATAATTGATATGAGAACGATTAACAGGAAAATCAACTTGATCGTGATCCATTGTTCGGCCACTAGGGTAGATAAGGATTATACCCCTGAGCAATTAGAGAGAGACCACAAGGCGAGAGGATTCAACTCCGCAGGTTATAACTATTATATCCGGAAGAGCGGGGAGATAGTATCTATGCGTCCATTGGAATTGATTCCGGCTCATGTGACCGGATATAACAAGAACAGTATAGGAATATGCTATGAGGGTGGTCTTGATCCGGACGGGAATCCGGATGATACACGTACGGAGGCACAGAGACAGTCGATTATAAGGCTGTTGTTGGATTTGGTCGTACAGTTCCCGGATAGTAGGATCTGCGGTCATCGTGACCTATCCCCGGATCTTAACGGTAACGGTAAGATTGAACCGGACGAGTGGATGAAGATGTGTCCATGTTTTAATGCCGAGGAGGAGTATCGCAATATATGAAACCTTGGCAAGTAATATTAATACTAGTGTGCTTGGTAGCCAGTTTCACGGCTGGCTACCATATCCGGGGGGATGTGGCTAGTGATTCGATATCCAAGACCGACACGTCCGCCAAGGTGGATACGATACATGACAGCATCCCGTACCCAGTCTATGAGACACTGGTACAAACAATACCTGAGCCGTTCCCTGTTTATATCACGTTGGACGGTGACACGGTAAAGGAACCTGTATATGTTCCGGTACCCATAACTCAAAAGGAGTACAAGACGGATGATTACCGGCTGTCAATATCCGGCTATAAGCCTAATCTTGACTACATCGAGGTTTATAGAAGGACTGAGTATATAACCAAGACGATCTCCCCCCGTAGATGGGGAATCGGCGCGATAGCCGGTTATGGGATCGGAAAGCATGGACTATCACCTTATGTAGGTATAGGAGGATTCTATAGGATCTGGTGAGTAATACCCATAGGGGCGGGTATTGAATAAAGCCCCTATTCCTCCAACTCTTCTACCTTCCGGAGGAAAGACATAACTCCATGTATGTTTTTCGGGGCTTGTACCTATAAAACATACGTGGAGTTATTTTGTTTAACAAAATCTATAAAAAAGTTATGAGTAAGGTAGAGGAATTTTACAGAAGGGTTATTTCTATCGCCTGTGAGGTGTGTGGGGTTGATCCTATAATGATGTTCTCATGTAAAAGAGAAAAGTACGTTGACGCACGGAATCTTGTCATAATGAATCTAACGATGAAAGGCTACACGGATACCGTAATATCGGAGCTTACGGGATTGACGAGACAGGCTGTCAATTACGTAAGGAATACTTTCCCTAGCAAATACAATCGTAGCTGGATGCTCATAACTTATCAGCAACAAATTAGCAAAGGACTAGCAAATCATTATTTTAGGAGCAAAGCCCTTCTCATGATTTTTGTCGTGTCCGGTAATGGTGCCGGATTAACGACAAAAATTAAAGATAATGGATAGAAATTATTTTATCGGTACTCCCGAAGGAGGTAATTCCGGTGGAAGTAAGTTTGACATCATGGCCTTTCTCCCGAGCTTGATGGGTGGCGGTGGAAAATCATTGGACCCCAATTTGGTAGCGGCTTTGATGAACAATAAGGGCAATCAAGACGCTTGGGGCGGTGGTGGTTGCTGGTGGATCTGGATCATCCTCCTGTTCTTCGTATGGGGAGGCTGGGGTGGCAACGGCTTCGGCAACAACGGGGCTAACGGATTACCGGCTCAATTGAACAATGACGCTGGTCGTGAATTGTTGATGAACGCTATCCAAGGAAACGGAACGGCTATCAGCCAATTGTCATCTTCCTTGAATTGCTCAACCCAACAATTACAAAACGCTATCTGCCAGATCCAAGGACAGATCCAGAGCGTGGGTAACCAAGTAGGCATGAGTTCCCAACAAATCATTAACGCCGTCCAAAGTGGTAACAATCAATTATTGAGCCAGATCGCCGAGTGCTGCTGCACGGTTAACAACAACATCACTAAGATGGGCTACGAGAACCAATTGGCTAGCTGCAACCAGACAAACACGCTGGTGAATACGATGAACAACAACACGTTGACTCTCCGTGACTCAGGTCTGCAGAACACCCGTGATATCATCAACGAGGTTCGTGATTTCAAGAACTTGTATCAACAAGACAAGATGGATCGCTTGACGGCGGAGAACCTAGCCTTGAAAGGACAGATCTCCCAAAGCAACCAGAACGCCTATTTCGCCGCTACTCTACAGGCGCAGACCGCCCCTCTAGGTAACGCCTTGGGTGATTTGAGCTCAAGATTGGCCAAGATCGAGTGTAACCAGCCGGAGGTGGCAAAGGTTCCTTACTCCCCCGTGGTAGGCATACCCACTTGCGTGGCCGCCCAGTACGGATTAGGCCTAGGTCTCGGTAACTGGGGAAACTTCGGCAACGGATGGGGATAATGAGTTAATAACCTAAAAATAAAGAGTTATGGCATTCATTAGTCCTTTCATAATGGCGAACAAGAACGGTATCCCACGTTTGGAGAGCACGGGCGTTACGGTCGGGACGACCAACGTTCGTTTCTCCTTCCGCAATCACCCGTTCCTGTCAGCCCCGTTTAGCGGGTTGATCTTGTTCCGTCTGGCCCAGCCTATCCCGGCTGGTACTACCGGGACGTTGCCGGTAGTGTTTGACACGAACGGCTCCACGCAGGCGCTAACGACCATTAACGGCGCAGATGTCACGGCATCCGATATAACCGGCACCGGAATCTACTTGTGTTACTATGAGTCGGGCAATAATACGCTCCAGATAATGACGGGAGTGGTGTGATAGAGTATCAACGAGAGACCGGAGCGATCCGGCTCTCATAAAAAACAAGAAATATGTTCAAGAATCAGAGACAAGGGAATCCTTTATATATCCTTCATAAGGGGAATACGCCTTTTTGTGAGGTTGGAAGCATAGTCAGCGTGTCCCCTCCGAGACCGGAGAATCCAAATTTCAATATGTATGGTCCGCAAGCTAAAATCGTGGTGGACATAAAGGCCAAGGTAGGTGAGGACAACGTCAGCTTCTCCAACGTCTTGTCCGACGTCACCATTACGGATTACCCCACTACAAACGGGGAGAAACTGGTTGTGTCATGCGATCTAGGTGCCCTGAATACGGAGATCAACGCCATGATGCAGCAAAGCCGACAGGCACTTGACAGCATCGATTACCATAAATCCGTGATTGAGGGGTGCGAGAAGATGCTGGTAATACTGAACCCTGAGTTTGCCCGGGAGAAGGAGAGGGAGAGTGAGATCGCTAACATGAGAAACGAGATGTCCGATCTGAAGGAGGCTAACGCAAGGTTGGTTGCCATGATGGAGCAACTTGTCGGTTCCGTGAACGGTAATAATAACAATAATAAAAAAACAGAGTGATATGGGAACATATAGCAGAAAACTGAAGGAGCTGATCGAGGAATTCGACGCCATGGAAGACGAGGATATGTTGGAACTGGCTAAGGAGGCCTATAAGCTTGGCTGTAAGGAAGGAAAGCGGAAGGCCATGGAAGGCTATGGCAACCGCATGGAGGAAGACGAAGACGATGAGTTCGAGGACGACGACGAGTTCCGTGAGATGTGGGAGCGTGGCGGCTACGGCAACCGTGGCGGCGGTCGTGGATCATTCGGGGGAGGCTATGGCAATCGCCGGGGAGTAAGAGGATCCGGACGTGGACGTAGGTAATAATAATCATGGGAGGGGCGAAAGTCCCTCTCTTAAATCAGCAGATCATGAGATTGGACGCATACGATAAGTTCCCTACGGGAATGAGAGAATATTTAAAGGCGTATGGCTGGCATTTCTCCAAGGCCATGTGCGATTTCGCCGTTTCCCGGATGTGGACGGTAGACGATTCCGGAGATAAAAAAGAGACTAGGAGTTATACCAAGGAGGACGTGGATAAGATACTGAAGCAATATGGCGTTAAGTTAAGTAAGTCAGAAGGATATGACTATGTCTATGTCGCTAATATGTGCCTGTTCGATTTTCAATCGAGATTGCCATTGAATGAGCAAGGGCTAGCTAGGTATATCAAGGCCGTGATAGATGATCCAGATGGCTATGATGGCATGGTGTTCACAAGGTATTACGCTGATTGCATAGGGTCTGGCACGCCTATAATCTGGGAGGAGATGATGTGATGGGAGGCTGGGGCTACATACTGAGGATCTTGAAGGGAGAGTCCCCCAAGGACGTGCTGGCGAGTATGCCGGAGAAGGATTTTGACAAGGTATCCGAGGTGGTTGGCAATCTCAAGGCTACCAATCTCACCCGGCAACAAAGGAGGAGGATAGAGCGGGAGTTCAAGACGGTAAGGAGATGATACGACGGGATTACCATATCAAGAGATACGATTGGGTGATCCACGTGCTGTATAACGTCACGTGCTCGAGGACATCCGATATCATAGCCCTATTGAGGAGGGTCGGTTGCCCGGAAAGCAAGATACGGGAGGCTTATGGCAACGTAGGATCCTGCAAGCTGGACGTGGGACTGACCTATTCGAATTACCGCAGCCGGGAATCCGTCATGGTGATAGGCCGGACCTCGTCTTACAGGGAGTTCTCCAATTCGTTGTTCCACGAGTGCCGGCACTTGACGGATCATATGTCCTTGGCCTTGGATCTGGAGATCGGAGGGGAGCCTATCGCTTACTTGGCTGGCGATATAGGAGCCTTGATGTCCGATGAGATAAGGATGTTCATCTGCGATTGCCATCGTCACAGGAACGATATAAACGATGAGTTATGGGAAAGAAAAAAGAAGATAAAAAGAAAAAGGAATCCGTAAGACGGGAGATAGACCTCCTCACGGATTCCTTGGATTTCGAGCCTATAAACTTTCATGAGATTAAGGCTAGGATCAGGTACTTGATGAGCATAGAAGGGAAAAGAAAGTGACATTATACTTTATCCTCTATGCTGACATCAGGGCTTGTCGTGCCTTATTGAGCGTGTCTTGATCAACCTGTCCGTTGATCGCGTTCATTTGATCCGATGGGATACCTTGGATATTTCCACCTTGCTCAACCGCTTGTTTGTTGGATTGAATGGACTGAAGTATCTGGTCTGATCCGGGGTAATATGATAGTGATAACATTTGCTCCGCGGAAATGGCTCCGGCCATCCATAATTCCTTTACCAAGTCGTTTAACATCATTCTCGCTACCGGAGATTCAGCGGATTCCTTGATGTTGACCTTGAAATCTATATCTTGGACTGTCTTCGGGTCATACTCATTATAAGTGGCATAACCCGCTGATCTCTCCATCGATATGTTCCTTGGGGATTGATAATATTGATGGATCGTTTTCATCTTTTTACGAGCGATCTCGGCCTCGAACGTGGAGAACTTGGTTAGTAACGTAGCGATAGATGTAGTGGAGTTCTGTGTTTCCATGGCATATCTGCTTGCCGCTGTTGATCCCGACGGGGTTTTCCCTTGCAAGGCTTCCGACACGGACGTTATATCGTTTATGAAATTCAATTGTAATTGCAATAGCTCCGTGGTACCGATATTGGTAGAGTTCGATGTTATGACTTCCGGTTTGTTCCCGCTCTTGGACGGCTCGTAAAAAATAAATGATCCGATCTCAACGAATTGCTCGGCGAACTCACGATTGGACATCCCGTCCGGAACGGAGTCTTTAGGGATCATCTTTACTCCCTTTACCGCTGATTGGATAGCCAAGTCGTTAAGCATGATCAGCCGGTTGATGTATCGTTGCTGATCTATGATAACGGAAATAAAAGGAACTGTCCGTCCATTCACCAAATAGTGTAGCTTGTAAATATAGGGGTGAGACTTATATTCATAAGGCGTGTCATACTCGGTAAGTACACGTCCGTCCGGTGATAGCATTTGGAAATGCCAATATTGATCTATTATATAGGTGTATTCTATCAATGGGATCTCTTCCGGAGGTAATCCCTGTGACATTCCCATACGCATACGATCCTCATTCTCTCTCTTGATAACAGGAAGATCGCTAAGCTCTATCCTGTATATAGGATCATCGGTGTCCATGATATCCACGCAACGGTATCTAGGCTTGTTCTCCAATGTCCAAACATGGTAGGTCCGGCACAGGTCGGCGGCGGGAGGCGTGTCGAAAGACTCGTCCATGAAACGATCGGTCTGCTGGGTTCCCAGATTTTCCATACGATTGAGCCAAGGTGAGTAAATCTCCTCTAATTGCCTGTAATCATACTCGGACTCCGCTAATACCGAGGCTAGCTCGCCTAATGTATAGTCACGGATCTCCCCGATCAAGGAATCATCCCAGTGCCTTGGATCATTGGCTTTCGACTCATAGAAGAAATAGGAAGGGTTGACCACGTAGGTGTAGCTGTCCTCTATATCGTCATGGCTAGACCATTCTTCCGTTACCACGGCGCATCCACCGCAAATAAACTCTATCATTTCGGAGGTGAGGACATCTTTCATAAGGTTATTTTCCCAGTTGGTCTGTAAAGCGTCCGTCATCATCTGTGACTTGGTATCCGCGTCTTTCTGCCGGGCGAAACATACGGGAAGGGTAGCGGTCTTTGCGTATAACCCCGCCAATGTATTTACGATCTTGAAAAGATGATTGTTCTGCAAAGCGACCCCTCCCGTACGCCTCGCTATCCTATCGCGTTCCTTCGTTCTTTTCCCGTCCTTGTCCACCACGATATCACCCCATTGGTCACCGAACACGTAACGGAAATTACGAAGACGGGTGGCCCTGAAATCGCTAAGGTTTTCCCAAGCGTTTTGGCACCTAGACAGTAAAGGTATGTTGGTCTTGTCCGTGCCTGATATCTTGACGCGGTGCTTGACGCTATCAACCGTCGTGGGGCGTCGGGAAAACCGTGATTTAGGAATAAGTCGTTTCATGATTGATCTTTTTAATCGCAAATAAATCGAATAAAAGCACTTGGTTTTGTCAGAATAACCAAAATAACAAAATAATCATACCTAAAGCCCTATTTTTGCCAGAAAAGGATCACAAATGACATATGAGTTTGAATATATAAAGGCGATAAATAAATGCGAGATGCTATCCAGCTTCGAGGGACGTGATCTCGTCGGGGATAGCGGGGAAAGCCTATATCTAAAGATAAAGATAACGGAACAGGACAGGCCTCTTATAAGGACATATCTGGAACAAGCGGCAAGGTCGTTGGAGGAAGGCATGTCCAAAATCATAACCTCTTCCGCTTACTCGGAAGAAGGGTTCGTATGGGAGGTCAGGACGGAGGATACACGTTGGAACGTCAACAGGAAACTGGACGAGAACCTGTTGGACGCTATGGTTGGTTATTCCATGATGAGTTGGCTTTCTGATCGGAAGCCTGATAGGATAGGGGTTTATAAATCTTTGTGGGAGGATATGTCCGTCATGTGCGTGAAGAACATATACAGGAAGAATCCCCCGCTATTAAAAAAAGCATGATATGGACATAAATCTAGGTTGGACATATTTAAAGCATGACATAGACCAGTGGACGTGGAGGCTGGGAGATATGAGAAAGGAGGATCCCGGTAAAAGATTCTCCTCGCAGTCCGATGATAACGAGGCCGATGATACTTTTATAAGACGCAAGATAGAGGAGGCGGTGGCGACCTTAAATGTTTCCTTGTCCGGTATCTTGGAGGATATGCCCGGCGATTCGGATGACTCATTGGATACCGATGCCGTGAATTGGGTGTTGCGCATGAAGGATCGTCGTGGAGGATATGATAGTGAGTCATTGGCGACCTTGATCCATAAATACGTGGTGTGGTTCGTCCTTTGGAATTGGTGCCTGATTTACTTTGAGGAACTAGCCGGAAAGCTAGAGGAGGAGTTAAAGGGTATAGCGTCCATGATAGAGGAAACCGCCTATTCAAGGAAAGCTCCTCGAAAGTGCAAGAGGAAGCCGTTTAAGGATATCGATGATGTCATTGTTGATGATGTCATTATAGAAACAGGAGAAATATGAGAGACAGGAAAATCATACAGCCACGTGTCGATATGCGTGGATTTGAGTTAACGATAACGCTATTGAGGTGCGAGATTGAGTATGACGTGGATTTCGAGACATGGAAGGTTGGGGATGTATCGGGCCTTCCCGGAAAGGAAAGAGCTGGGCTGGAGACCTCAGAGGAAACGGCGGATTGGATGTTTCGTCAAGTGAATGATGCGTTGTCGGAGGCTACCGGCCATTTACGGGCGTTTTCACCTTGGGTTCAGAGCCGCGCCGTAACGGACGAGGTGAAGGATGATAGGGAATGGATCATAAACTTGGTGATGGAAAGAGGATGGCGTGGAGATCCGAGGAGATTGGCCGTTTATATCCACCGTTTCGTGGTTGATAGCGTATTATCTTTTTGGTATAGGATGGTAGATCCATCTAGGGTACAGATGTACGCCTCTCAAAAGGAGGAGGATCGAAGAAATATCATAAACGAGGCAAGGGAGACACAGGTTAAGGATGTTTATTTCAGATTATAAATCATGGGAAAAGGTTTTGAGAATGGTCACATGAAGATGGGAGGAAGGGAGAAGGGAACCCGGAATAAGAACACGGAGATAAAGAATTTTTTCCGTGATTTCGTAATCGACAATCAGGAAGAGTTCAAGAAAGCTTTCCTCAAGCTAAAGGATAAGGATAAATGCGCTGTTTATTTAAAAGCTAGCGAGTTCGTGGTACCAAAGGTATCCTCTATAAAGTTCGAGGACGCTAAAAACACTAATTCCGCTATTGAGTTGTTGAAGGTAGCGGCCAGTTACAAGCAAAAAAAATGACATATACCCCCGGCTAGGCCGAGGGGTACTTTAACGCATCCTCCAATCCCTTCTAGTCTCGAATCTTACTCTGGTTCCTGATAATGTATCTAAATCATATAGGTTTGAGAAATAAACGAGCCGATAGTATTTAAAAGCCCTTTGCCTAAGAGATTTAAGCCGAGACCAATTTTTCCTATCCGCGCTTACGAATACCGCTATCTTGATTTTTGAGGACTCATCCTTTCGTAAACCCAACGTCCTAAGATCGACTAGTACCTTTAAAGAGAAAGGATCTCCTAACGTCAAGGCACGTGTGATCGCTATGCCTTTTCTGGTATCTTCAGAGATATATTTTTCCAGTGAGTACAAAACGTTACCTATTTGCACTACCGAGCTTGGATAATCTTGCGCCATGGCCTTGACCTCTTCCCCTACGAAAGTGGAGAATTCCCCGGTGTCCAAAGAATATACATAATGCTTTCTAGTCCCTTTGGGATAAATATGCAATAGGGAATTCGTATAATCATAGGCAATCTTACAAGCTCGCAATGTCTCTACGAAAGTTTCCGTGTCCGGGATGAAAAGATCGCTAAAATCCGGGTTGACATTAAAGAATGTCTCATCAATATTTACTCCTTCCAACGATGACGATAAAAGGCTGATATCGGAGCCTTGCAATAATTTAAGGCCACGCTCGGTACTGAATACTATCGAGGAATCCAGTTGCGTGATACTATCCGGATTATTGCAAACATCCCTGCTTATAGGTTGGATGGAGGAATACAATCCCGCGTCCGATAATTGCAAGGCCCATATCCCATCGGAAGAGAAAGCGTATAAGGGAAACTGCCCGAATTGCCCTTGGGACAGCGCTTTCGTGGTGGATCGGATACCTACGATCTCACCGGTTCCCACCGTGTTTATTCCCGCCAACGGGAAATAAAACGGGTTATTGACCTCGGACGTATATATCTTGTTTGGCATATTGACCGACTTGTCCGTTGATATTGGTGTGCTATCGCTGCCCGGTTTAAATATGATCGGGGCGTATGAGTCGAAATAGTAAGCCCCGTTCAGCGTGTTATGCGGAGAGAGGGTAACGATCGCTTGGTATCCGTCCGAGTTTCGTGTTATCACCATCTTGTATGCGTTAGCGTTGGGGTAATATAGGTAATGCAAATTGATACCAAGGTTATATGAGGAGGATGTTTGAACGACGATATCCTTTTCTCCTTCTCTTATGAAAACCTTTATGCTCAACGTGCTGCTACCGTCGTTGTACGTTACCATGGACTCCGGAGGATAACCGTCAAATAGTATCCTTTTTATATTAGCTATATTTAACCGCTGGTTATAAGTATAGGAATAATCAGGTATTAGCCAATCTAAATTCTGGTACCCGTCCGCGTCAACAAGTTGCTCTCGATTTTGCAACGATTCCAGCACATTATCCTCTAAAGTGAGAGAGCGTCTTTCACCCCCGTTATAACCGCACAAGTCCTCATACGCTATGCTTGCTACTTTGTAAAACAATGAATTATCCGGCACCTTATTATCCATGGCCTTTCCGGGTAAGACGAGTTGATCGGTATAACCTGATCCCGGCAGGGCTATGGACAAGGCTCCCTCGAATGTATGCCTGTTGTAATATCCTCCACCAATAGAGTACACCCCGAAACCGTTATCGTCTGATATTTTTTGTGCCCCATTAATCTCCCCATAATAATCAAAGGTGTATATTGGCGGCGTTATGAATATATCAAGGCTTTTAACTATGTCCTTCCACCATTCCCTTTGATTCCCCATTCCGCTGACTTTGTAATTAATGGAGCATACCACTGAGGATATAATGAAGTTTACAATGATCTTTGCGTCAAAATCCTCTGTGTCCACGTCAATAGTAAATGGAACGTGAGGAGTTACTCCGGACGATGGTATCATCAGTATCGGGGCTGATTGCATGTAAGACGTTCCGTCATATAGTCTATAAGCGTAACGAATAAAGAACGGATATATAAACATGCCTCGATCTACACTTCTCTCCCTGATAAATTTTGAGACATATCCCATCACGGAATTACTGATAGTTGATAGTTGATCTTCCGTAAAGGCTCCATCATAGGGCGGATCAACGGATACGGACAATTGTTCGGTCTTATCCAATGATCCTACCAATCCGAATGACAGGATAGGGAAGGGGGGCTTATCTCCTAATTCCTTATAAAACTCTCCATCCCAAAGTAAATATCTTATAGGATCTTCGCTTATTACAATCAAGGTGTTTCCTATGGACGTGATAGCTTTGGGAATTTTGTCATATTGGTTCGCTCCAATAAGATGGGTCGTTCCGTCCGTATCCGCATAACGTAAAACATTCGTCTGGAAAAAGATATAGTGAAGGAAATCCTTTGTCCGATGCACGTACATAAGTATCGATCCTTCCGGAAGGGTTATGCCTAATTCTTTCGGAGGCTGTATATTCACCAACTCACCATTCTTGGGTATCAAATTTACACATTCTGATAATTCCCCCTCGTTTCCGATAGATGGAGAACGGTGTATCCCGTAGGATAATGAAATATCTTGCTGTTCCATTTTTTGCGATAAAATTATATGATATAAGTAATAGGTTTTGACATATTGATCAAAACCTATTGCATTTAGGTGGCCTTGATGTGCCTGTTATGATTTGGTTTCTTGCGCCTTAAAGTTATAGACTGGTCTTATAACATCTATAATTTCGACAGTACCCGTAATTGCATCCATGATCTCTTCCATGGACTTGTACGCTTGTGGGGCCTCGTCTATTGTGGCCTTGCTTACAGAAGTTGTGTATATTCCATTCATAGATTCTTGGTATTCCTCCATGCTGAGTAACTCCTTTGCCTTGTTCCGACTCATCAAACGTCCGGCCCCGTGCGGCGCTGAATAGTTCCAGTCGGGATTTCCTTTCCCGATACAGATGAGCGATCCATCACGCATATTAATAGGAATAAGTAGCTTTTCTCCAAGCTCAGCACTTACAGCTCCTTTTCTAAGGATCATACGGCTAAAATCAATGTAGTTGTGTATGGTTTCAAATCTATTTACCTCAGTAAATCCCATCCCCTTAATGATAATCGCTGCCATAGTAGCACGATTAAGTACAGCAAAACGTTGTACT